GCGGCAATGCCGTTGATCTTATGGCCTATATTGGCTCACGTGGATCGTGGGAACTTAACCTGTACGACGATCTTGCGGATGCAATAAAAGAAGCTGCTATAACTTTGGGCGTACCTGTGCGGTGGGGTGCCGCTTGGCATATCAATGACATACGAGACTGGGATGGCACAATGGAAGAGGCTATGAACGCCTATGTGGATTTGCGCCGCAGTCAGGGAAGCCGCCCATTTATCGACGGACCACATTTTGAACTGATGGACTAGAGTTTATATCTGGTGTAATAACCTCGTAAATGGAGACGACATGCCCTTAAAAAAGCTGCTTTTGAAAGCTGGTATAAACCGCGAAAACACTCGCTACACAAGCGAAGGTGGTTGGTACGAGTGCGATAAGATTCGTTTTCGTCAGGGCACGCCGGAGAAGATCGGTGGCTGGCAACGCACGTCAAACGCCACTTACTTAGGCGTGTGTCGTTCTCTTTGGAACTGGGTAACTGTAAATAGTCAAAGTCTTGTCGGCGTTGGTACAAACTTGAAGTTTTACATCGAGAACGGTACGGCGTACAACGATATCACTCCAATCCGAGCTACAGTTACCTTGACTAACCCGTTTGCTACCGTGTCTGGTTCTACGCTTGTTACAGTAACCGACACCAACGGCGGCTATGCCAACAACGATTTTGTCACTTTTAGTAACGCTACAGTAGTGGGCGGGGTGACGGTAAACGGCGAGTATCAGCTTACGACCACGTTGACAGATGACGAGTACACTATTGACGTGGGTGTAGCCGCCGCCATTACTGCGACGGGGGGTGGTACTGTTACCGCAGTATATCAGATCAACACTGACGTACCTTTCTCCATACCTATCACGGGTTGGGGTGCCTCCGGTTGGAGTTCCGGGTCTTGGGGTCAGGGCCAACCCTCTGCGGCGCGTATCCGCCTATGGAGTCAAAGTAACTTTGGCGAAGACTTGGTCTTTGGTCCTCGCGGCGGTCCTATATACTACTGGGATGCTACTTCGGGATTGACTAGTAGAGGTGTAGAATTAAGCACTGTTTCGGGCGCAGCGAACGTCCCTACGGCACAGCGCATTATCGAAATATCTGATATTAACAGGTTTGTGTTTGCGTTTGGGGCTAATGATTTCGGTACAGCAATCGTTAACCCAATGCTGGTGCGGTGGTCCGACCAAGGTAGTGCGGTAGACTGGACACCTTCTGTGACCTCACAGGCGGGGTTTCTCACACTATCTCGCGGTAGTGAAATCGTATCAGCGAAACAGTCTCGTCAAGAGGTGCTCGTGTGGACTGATGCAGCCCTGTACGCCCTGCAGTACGTGGGCGCTCCCGTTGTTTGGGCTGCACAGCTTGTGGGGGATAACATTTCTATTGCTGGGCAAAACGCTGTGGCCTATTCAAACGGTGTTGCTTACTGGATGGGTAAAGATAAGTTCTACAAGTACGACGGGCGTACACAACCGCTACGCTGTGACTTACGTCAATACATATTCAACGACCTCAATACTCAGCAGTACGACCAAATAGTGGCAGGTACAAACGAGTCCTACCACGAAATCTGGTGGTTTTACTGCTCGGAGTTGTCAGACCAGAATGACCGTTATGTGATCTACAACTATCTCGAAGACGTATGGTACTATGGCAATTTGGGGCGCACCGCGTGGTTGGATTCTGGACTTAGAGATTTCCCACTTGCGGCTACGTACAGCAGCAACCTCGTGAATCACGAACAAGGTGTGGACGACGGAGAGACAGATGTGCTCACGGCGATTACAGCGTTTGTTACGTCCGCAGAATTTGACATCGACGACGGGCACCAATTTTCCTTCGTGTCCAAAATCTTGCCCGACATACGGTTTGACGGCTCAACTGCAACCAACCCCACGGCTACGATGACACTACTGCCTCTCGCAAACTCCGGGTCTGGGTATAACAATCCCCTATCCGCTGGAGGTAACAGTGGAGGGCAAATCGTACGTTCGGCAACACTACCAGTGGAACAATTCACAGGGCAAATAGATACGCGGATACGCGGTCGGCAAATGTCAATCAAGGTGGAGTCTGGTGGGGCCGGGGTGACGTGGCAGCTGGGCGCACCGCGCATTGACCTACGTCCAGACGGGAGGCGGTGATGGCAAATGAGATTTCTAAGGTAGTCTCGCCCGCACTACCCCTTGCTCCTGAAACCTACGAGCGTCCGTTTACAGATCAGAACAGCAACGTGCTACGCCTGTTCTTTAACCGCCTTACCAACGCGGTAAACACCCTACTTAGTACCGACGTGGGCGGGAAGTTCCTGTATATGCCTTACGGGGTGTTTTACAGCACTGTAGACCAGACCGCCGCCGCTGCTAATACGGCTTACGCAGTGACGTTCAATTCTACTACAGCCCGCAGTGCTATTAACGTCGTGAGCAGTTCTAGGATCACCGTAGATAACACCGGAGTGTACCACGTAAAGGCCACCCTGCAGTTAGAGTCCACTAGCGGTTCGACAAAAACTGCGTCCCTGTGGTTATCGAAAAATGGCTCAAACATAGCTTACAGCGCCCATGAATACGTCGTGTCTGGAAGTGGTAAGAAGGATGTCGCCAACTGGAACGGCTCCGTCGCACTTGCAGCTGACGACTATATAGAGGTGTTTTGGGTTACGGATGACACCAACCTTGAGCTCCACACCCATGTGGCAGCACCGCCTGTTCCCGCGGTGGCCTCGGCATCTATTGCAGTGTCGTTCGTAAGTAATGTATAAGGTAGGCACCCTTAACAGATAGGTGCAAAATGGACTTTATAGAACTATTCGATGCGGTAGTGCACGAGTGCAAGCCGATGCTAGACGACTACGCGAAACCCGAAAACCTAGATACCGAGCTGTCCGACCTCGGGTTAGATAGCTTAGACTATGTCCTAGTCTTTATGACCCTCGGGGACATGCACGGTATCCCAGAAGAAATTGCAGATAGCCCACCGGAACTCACCACGCTGCAGGACGCCAAAGATTTTATCGACGAGCACAAGACCAAAACATTTGATTCGGTAGAAGAAGCAATGGGGGCAGTGAAGTGATATACATGACCCACTGTGAAACCGCTTATACTGAGGCCACGACCCTAGTGCATGACATTCGTTACCCCCAGCACGCACACATCATCCCTGAGACGTTCCGCCGGGCTAAGTCAGGCATGTCGTACCCTCCGCACAAATTGCTAGAGAGTGTGGTTACGAAAGAAGCCCGTGAGTACGTACGTAATAACGCTACATCAGGCAAAACAGCGTTTATTTTTGCCGCAGGTAACCAAGGCTGGATGGGCAACAACGGGCGATATGACAAGAACCCCGAGGCTGAACTACACTACAAGGTCAAGGTGCCGTTTATCGTGCTGACGAACATCTATGCAGGGCGTATAGCCAGCATGTTTGGGCCTGTAGACCACGTGTCTACCGATGCGAGTGCATGTGCGTCGAGCCTTAAAGTGCTTATGGACATGTACAACCTAGTGACAAACTATGGGTTCACCCGCGTTATTGTTTTGAGTGGTGAGGATGCGGTTAACAACTTGTCGTTGGAGTTCTTTGGCGAAGCAGGTGCCAGTATACAGGCCGATCAGGGTATGCAGCCTTCCGCGTTCGATGAGGAGAACCAAGGGTTTTATCTTGGGCAGGGTGCAGTTTTATCTATATTTGAGACTGAACCAGCCAAACAACCGCTGGCTAAATTCCTCGGTGCGTACAGTGCAGCGGAGGACAACACTAACCCGCTGGGACAACGCGAGGACGGCGCTGGGTACAGCAAGGCTATAGAAGGTGCTTTATGGGTAGCCAAAACCCCCGCAGCTAGTGTACATATGGTCAAAACGCATGGTACTGGTACGCCAGTCAACAATGCTGCAGAGAAAACGGCCCTTACACGTACCCTACCTGAGTTTGTAGCAACGTCATACAAACCACGTATCGGACACACTATGGGGGCCAGCGGATTGTTGGAGACTGCTCTCATGCTTAGAGATATCAAAAGTGGTAAACTACCTGCTATTCAGAACCGTACGGATTCTGACTCTGTTTTCGTGTCTGCCGACACCCCCGTGCAAGGGGATAAATTCATCAGTCTAGCTGCGGGCATGGGTAATATTTACTCTGCTGCACTTTTTTCGGCGGAGGTGTGACATGAACGCGATAAACAGCAAAGATACTCCACTCCCTGCACCAGAAGTAATTATCCGCTTTGTCGAAGATTTTAACGACACTGAGTACCCCAAAGACAAAGTGCTGTTAGCTATCTCTGGAGAGCTGGGTATGCCGGAGACAGACCAAGTTCAGATTGGTAACACAGTGTTTCTAGGGCAGCGCGGTAAAGGCAAACATAAGAACGTGATGGTAGGGCGTGCGCTCAACATAGACACGGCCCGCAACTTTATGAACAACGGGTTGAAGTACATTGCGTACCTACAAGGTAAGGGCATCCAGCATTACCGTACTGATTTTAACAATAAGGAGTATCTGACTGCGTTCCAGTATTGGTTCAACAAGAGTCAAGGGTCTGACACAGAGATCGGAGTTGACGCTTTATCGGACGGAACTTACCGCGCACAGATATTCATCGGGGAAGAATCCCTGCAAAGGTTTTGGAGTGTATAAATGCCAGTCCTAGTCCCTGTACTTATTGGAATGGGCAGTGCTGCCGTAGCTACTTCCGTTGGTGCCACTGTTGTAACCGCCGCTGTGGTAGGGGTAGGTGCGGCTGTAATATCCAAAAAGACAGGTGTCGCTGACAAGATTTACGAGGAGATTTTTAAACCTGTTGGTGACCTAGTAGTAGACGTGGTTAAGTCTGATCTGGGCAATGCAGTCTTAAAAGTAGCGGCGGTGGCCACTGGCAACACGTGGGCAATACCTTTAATCGACGGGGCTAAAGTAGCAGCTAACGGGGGTGATGTTGGTGATGTCCTCAAAGCCGCGGCCATATCCTACGTAGCACAGAGTGCTGGAGACATAACTGGTAAGTTTGTAACAAACACCCTTGTCGATGCAGGGGCTTCTAAACTCGTAGTAAACACGGTTGTGTCGGGCGCAAAGAGTGCGGCTAAGGCGATGGTGTACGGGCAAGACCCACTCAAGGCTTTTGCTCAAGGTGGTGTTACAGCTGCAGTATCCGCCGGGTTGGGTAAAGTTGACGAGGCACTAAGGGAAAACTACGGAGAGACCTTTGAGAACCTAGACGACAAGGTAAAACAGTCGGTGTTCTCAGGTCTTCGTACTGAACTCAGTGGTGGAGATTTAACCGAAGGTCAGGTTGGCGACATTATTGCGAAGTACACTGGTGCTTCGAACGTCGTTAACAACTTCCTAAAGGACAACGTGGGGCTGACAGCCGAAGCTGCAGAAACACTTACGCGTGCCGTTTCTAACGGGGTATCTGTAGCGCTTGCGGGTGGTTCTGGTCTTGATGCCTTCAGCGGTAGTTTGAGTGCCGAGGGTGCAGCTGCGCTGAAGAAGATAATAGACAAACCAGTGTACAAAGCGATCGACAAGGTTACTGGAGCCTATGGTCGCACGGAGACCGCGGCTAACGCCCTAACCGCACAATCGGAAAAAGCAAACACTGCGCGCATAGCCGCAAACAAGGAAGTAGGTACAGCAAACACTGCGGTTAGGAGGTACAACACACTTCAAGCGCAACTGGCGGGTAGAATACAGACCCAAGACGGCTTGAAGGGCACTTACGATTCCGCATTAGCTAAATATAACGGTAGTAAAACGCAGGCAAACGCCGATGCGGTAACCGCAGCTATTGACGCGTATAACTCCTATGCGACGAACCTTGAGTCAGATTACAACAACAATTATAAAGACCAGATGGCGGGCTACAAAGCTAAAGCTGACCGCGCAAGCGCTAACGCGGTCAAACTAAACGCAACTTTTAAGGCCGAGAATGACAAGGTTGCTCCCCTACAGGAAGCATATGACGACGCTATGGACTGGGTTGTCACAGAAACAGACAATCTAGACGGAGTGTTGAAGCCAAAACTCGTCGAGGTGAACAAGGCCGTAGCACTCACCCTGCGCCCCAACATAGACGAAGACGCCTATCGAGAGATGAACGGACTCGCGGCAGACGCCGACGTATACGAACACTTCTTAGAACAAGGACAAGAACTCCCTACAAGTTTTGAATCTGTCCAACAGACGATGAACAACGCACGGTACGACGCTGTGACACAGTCGCTTGCATCTGTGGGAGTAGACTTTATGAGTCTTGAACCGGAGCAGATGAACGCCGCTCTTGCGCTCGCGGATAAGAATCTTCGCACATTCAACGACATCGTAAACATCGACGCTAATACGTACCTCAAAGCTGCCACCGACGCGACACCGAAGGGGGCTGCACAACCCGAGAGCTTTGCCAAAGCCGCCGGAGTGAAGCCAGAAGACATCGCTAACGGGAAAGCGTCGTTGACCAACGTAGATGGCGTCCTGACGTGGGTTACATCTGACTACGTTATTGATCCCGGCGAAGGCCAATATGGCTCTATCGGCTTTAAGTTTATGGGTGGTTTGGAGACTACCGAACCTAAAACTCTAACTGACATGCTGGAGGAAGCTCGGGACGACTTCAAAGAAAACGGCGTGACCCGCGGGGCAGTAATTGACATCGTGTTAGACCTCGGTGCCGAAGCAGGTGGGGCCCTAGCCGACTCTGATCTTTGGGCGGCTACAAAAGCATTACATGACCACCACGTAGAATATTCCCCTGCAGGGGACGCTAGGAAGAATACCGCATCGGTCATCTTAGCCGCGGGCGGTGAAACC